GGATTCATCTGAGCCTGCTGTTGCATCATCTGCATCTGCTGGTTCATCTGCATGATCTGTGGGTCTTGTTGCGCCATCTCACGCGCCTTGAAGTCAATGTGCTGATAGATGTGCGACTGAATCATCGCAGCAATCTGCATCTGACCCTGTGGCACGTTCTGAACAATCGGTGACTGCAACAAAGAAACATGCGCAGCGATATGCGCATCATGATCTTGATCTGCAAACGCTTGTGCGGGTTGGCCTTGCAGGAACCCAGCGTTCTCCATACCGGGCGACATAGGCTGTGGCTGTGGTGGTGGAGGCAATAACTGCTCAATCTGCTGTACACCCATCGCTTCATACATACGCCGATATGCGTTGTATATGCCTTGTGGCCCATGGATCTGTGGGTTCGACTGAACCATCTGCATCATCTCTTGAGCCAGCATCACACGCTGACTCATAGAGAATATATTCGGATCAGATACAGGAATGATGTCGATACGATCATCAAAGTCAGTAGCCATCAACTGCTGCTGACCATTTGCAATCATGTAGGGATATGTCTTGAGCGGTGACTCTTTCACCACACGCGCAAGCAGATTGAACTCAACACGCTGGCTGTAATGTAACCGCTTGTGTATCGCGCTCATCACACGACTGCCACGCTCCAATAGCGCAATAGTCGTGCCTACAGGCGCTTCTTGATTACCATCGCCAACCTGCATATCTGCAATCGACGCAAACCGCTTGCCTGCATCGACCAACATACCCAGCAACTGCAGAAGCGTGCCACTTGGCTCTTTGAACGGCAAAGGCAATAACGCATCACGAAGTGACCCACCCGGCGCATCCATGTCTCTGAACTCACCAGGCTGCAACGGCGTATCGTTATCACGAATCCTGATGCCACGAGCCTTAAATCCTGCAGGCAAATTCGCAAGCGTACCCGCATCAATCAACTGACGCAGAATAGAAGTCGATGCCTGAGATAACCCACCAATCATGTGGGTCAATCCAAAGCCATAAAAGCCAACGCCCGGTAAAAACTTGTAATGAACAAAGTAATCAATGCGCTTACGCATTGGGTCATTCTCAAGATAGTTCCTGCGAATCGACAGAACAGTACTTTGAGTGGGTGATAAAGTAACAATGTAAGGCAGCTTGATGCCTGTCTCTTCACCTTCTGCATCAAGATCTTCATACCCTGGGATATCAAGATCAACGTGCATCTCAAACAACTCGCAGTCATCGTTTGAACTGCCTGATGGCTTAACACCCTGCAGCTCATCGATCTCTTCTTCGATCTCATCCGTATCAACGTAGTCCGTTGAATCCTTCATCTTGGTCTTACGATAAAAACCAGACTGCTGAAGCTTGCGCACATCATTCATCGACATATCAATCGAATGTGTGATACGCGGTGCATTGTCCAAACTGGTGGTGCCATAAGGCACAATCAACTTCTCAGACGGGATAAAACGAGATACAGGCCGACCTACAGCAGGGTCAAAGTGCACCTTACGAAACGCACTGCCTGACAACGGGAGATAAAACAACATCTGATCCGTTTCAGGATCATATTCCTTCATCTCCTGCGTGATCATGAAGTTCATGTACTCCTGAACACGCGCAGCTTGCAGATCAGTCTCTGGCGTACCAAAGCCCAACGTCTGCGTCTTTACAGGCCCACCAGATGGCAACATCTCTTTGTATGCTTGAGCCTGAAACTGCGTGACCGATTCCGCGAGGAGAGGATGAACAACGCCAGAAGCACCATCAAATGGCTCTGTGCGATCTTCAAACTTCATCCCAAGGAACTCTAACCCTTCCTTATACTGGTCTTCCCACTCTTTGCGAGAAGACTTGTCATCCTTAATATCACCCATGCAGTCGCTGTAGATACGACCTAAATCCTGCGAATCCATCTCTTCCGCAAGGTTGGCATCGAACGCAACAGGCTCATCCATGTCGCCCATCTCATCCATGCCAAATACCATGGTTCCATCATCAAGGATGGCTTCATCACCATCCTCAATCTCATCGAACATAGCACTCTCTTCAGGAGCGATACTGACAACAACCTCTTTAGAGTTGTCCTCAATGCCCAACTCATCTACATCAATATCGTCTACGCCGCGTTCAATTGCCATATTGTTTCACCTACAGCCTACTCTCGGTCTGATTCTCGGTCTGAATACAAATTATCAAAGATCTGTCGTGTATCCAGAACATAATCTAAATCAGACTTACTGTAATGTATGTGTTGAGAAGGCCTGAAATCTGGTGCACCCTCGCCTGTCTCAAACCACGCAGGATGAGTAACCCTTACCCTGTTGTTGGGCAAGGCTACAATATTTCCTGTCCACTCACCAGCATCTAACAGCTCCATCACATGACTCTGTTTGTGCTGCGCAGGATCATCCGCAATCTCATTCTCTGCATAATCCACAGTGAACAAGTACTTCGCAGGATAGAACTCACCATCAATCTTCGCAAGCCAAGGACATGGCGTCGCACGATCTAAAACATATACAGCATGGTTGTGGCTAGAACAGTCCCAAGGCTGGGCATGATGTACCGCCATAGGATCTGGCCATTCTTCCAGGGGGGTATCCGCAACAAGGGCGGTGATTGGCATTCTTGCCCACATGGCCCCGCCGTGGACGTTTGGTTCTTCCTCATCATCATCCGATTCACAGCCCGTAAAGATCACCTGAAAACTCAAGCACCTCGTGGGCATGGTAGTGACGGCGATAACCATGGCGTGTAAAAACTCTCCATGGTATCGCTCGTGATTGACAGTATATTCCCTTCTCACCCACGCTTTGAAATGCGGGATGTTGCTTTGTAGATAGGGCAAAACTTTTCCTTATTTTAATGCTTTTCCATAACCTCTTGTTGCAACACCTACCCCGCGAGGCTTTGTTTTGTTGCGAGATCTTGTTGTTCCGCTTGTGATCGTCTTGGCTGCAGAAGCTAGACCTCCATCTTTTTTCTTAACTGGAGATAACTTGAACGCTTTTTCTAAACCGCCAGCCTCTTCAATCGCACCATCAATATCAAACTCGCCGAACATCTCCTCTGCCCTGCTTCTCGCTTGATCAGAGCTTTTTGACCTTTCAATGTAATTAAATGCGTTGTTTATTGAGTCTCTTGGAGAGTCACCGCCTCTTCGCTTGATGTCAGCAATCTCACCAGCATCTGGATAGCTCATTGAGTCCCTATGCTGCTGACGAAGATCAGACTTAAATTTAGATCCAAGCTTTATCAAAGATTTAATTTTAGACATAGCTATTTAAGCGCCTTGCCGTATCCACGAAGTGCTGCGCCTACACCGCGTGGCTTGCCGCGAACCGCGCCACCCTTGGAGTAACCTTTCTTAGCCATGCCGCCTTTCGCATAACCCTTCTTAGCCATTCCGCCAGCTTTCTTCTTGGCGATACCACGACCTTTCAGGATATCCGCCTGCGTGACCTTTCCATCACCCGTCAGATCAGGGAACTTCTTGCCACCGCGTGCACCGCCCTTAGAAGCCATCTTCGATGCCATGCCGCCACCTTTCATACCGCCTGGAAGCTTGGGCATTGGGGGTCTGTTAGGCGTCTTGCCGCGTCTACGAGTTGCTCCATCAATATTAGGTGTAGGTGTCTTAGTAGGAATCTTGCCGCCTCTGCGCACAATATCACCCAAAGAAGGGGCTGCTGAAGGAGTGGCCTTGCCTCTTAATGCCGCACGCAACTTTTTGTCAGCAGCAGTTAAATTAGGATTAGGAGGAGGCGTGGGCGTACCACGGCGTCTACGGCTTGGTGGCGTAGGCATCGCAGGCCCTGCCATAACACGGCCACCTCTTCTCATGCCTTTTGGCTTTATCATGCCGCCGCCTGCTTTCTTAGCAAGTTCTGTAGTGTATTTCTTTCCATTCCAAGTAAATGTTTTATTTCCTTTGTTACGAAAATGACGGAACGCCTCTTTGAAAGAAACGCCGCCTTTGCTTACGCCGACATTAAACTTCTTTTCTTTTGAATCAGACTTGGCTGCAGAACGCTTTGCAGCCTTCTCATCTCTAACCAACTTGCGATTACTTTTTGGAGTTGCATAAACGCGAGGAACAACATTCGGCTTGACCTCAACCTTTGGAGCCGATGGCTTTTCAACAGCAACTTTAACTCTAGGAGTCTTTTCGCTTTCTTGTTTTACAGAAGACGTAGGAGGCGTTCCGGGACTCATGGGCTTGGTAGCCTTCGGGTCTCTTGCCGCAGCTTCACCTAACGCTCTAGACTTTTGAACCGACCTCATTGCCGACTCTGCTTGACGATTACTGCGCTTACGACGCTCAAAAGCCTCTTTGGATTTCTTTATTTTAGCGCCCGCCTCTTCCAACGATGGGCCGCGTCTTGAAGGCTTGGCCTTGGCTTTTGGCTTTCCACTTCCAGATGCCGCTGCTACACCAGCAGCCCCTGCGCCAGCACCCGCAGCAGCTACACCTGCGCCACGGCGAGTTAATTTCTTTTCACTTAAAGATTTTACCTGGCCAGTGTCTCTGTCTCTCTTGTAATACTTAGAGCCACCGCCTTTTTTAGTTCCACCTCTTTTTGCGCCTCTAGTAGTCGCAGCACCAAGGCGTTTTGCGCCTTCTCTTAATAACTTCAATACCATGGGTTTAATCCTCAATAATACGCGCGCTTCGCTCGGTACACTTCCTCTTCCTCCTCGTCAGAATAAAGATTAATGAAGTTACCTTGCCTGAATCTTAATATCGCCTGCGTCGTAGTGTCTACATAATCATCGTTCGGCGCAAACGGAAATGCCGCACACTCCTCAATCACCTCATCCGCAAACACATGATCAGGTGCCCACACCATCCCAGCCTCAAAGACAGGACTCACAGCATGAACACGAGTCATCTTATCGTTACCCCTGCTCGGCCTGTAATTAACAACAGGTATACCCATCGCCCTCAACTCATGCGTCAACGGCGTACCACTCGCCTGTGCCTCAATCAAAACCATATCTGGCTCAAACTCGTTGTACTGCTCCTGTGCAACCGCCTTCAACTCAGGAAAGTCCCACCTACCCTTCTGCGCATCCAGCAAAATAAGCGCC